TGCATGGAACCCTGCTGATACCAACTTGCTGTTGATGCGTGCTGATGCCTATTCTGGCGTGATTGACCGCACTTTCATTGTTTCGGCAACCGAAGGTGCAAACATCGTTTATTACGCCTTTAACGGGCGTGTAGGCCAGTTCCAAGTAGATTCGGCTCCCGGTGCAGAAGCCAAGGCTACATTTACCATCCATCCCCGTGGCAATCAGTACGGTTGGTCTAACAACGCTTAAGGAGTCATCATGGCTATCCCTGCAAAAGTTCTTCCCGGTTTTGCCGCATCGTTGTGGATGCAATCGGCTGCTACTCCAACTCCATTGACAACCGCTAACTTGTCTGTGTGGGTTGCTCAAGTAACCACTATCGTGGGCACTTCAGCCAACGGTACAGGTGGCGCTGGTGTTGCTGTGCCTGTCGAGGCCATCCCTGCCTTTGGTCAAGATGATGCTGTAGCAAGTTTTGGTGTTGCTGGTTCGCGTCAAAGCGACAAGATTCCTGTGCAAGCGGCTCCTACAAGCATGACCATTACTGCTGCTTGGAACCCGTCTGACGCAGCCTTGTTGCAGATTCGTGCTGACGCTTACTCTGGTGTTGTTGACCGCACTTTCGTGGTTGCAGCAGTGGAAAGCACAAACACTATTGCTTATGCGTTTAACGGTCGTGTTGGTCAATTCCAAATTGACTCTGCACCCGGCGCTGAAGCCAAATGCACATTTACTATTCATCCACGGGGCAACCAGTACGGCTGGTCGAACAACTGATGAAAGTCTCAGACGCAATCGAAGCAATTGTGACCAGCTACGGCGACATTAACCTTGTTGCCCGTGGCATGGTGGTAGACGCTGGTGAGCTTGCAAAAGCCACTGCCAAGCCTGATACAGCCGAAGCAATTGCTTTGGCTTTGCTAAAAAAGTACAACGTGACTGCTCCCGTAGTGGTCATTGAAGAAGTCCCTCCAGACACAACAGAGTAAAAAGACATGATAGTAAAAGACAGTAACGACCTTCTAAACTTCCTTGTTTCCCAATCCGATTCCTCAAAGAATTGGTTTGGGTTTCAGCAACAGAGAATTACAGCGATTGCCCTTGCACACGACATAGCAAGGAATCATGCTGACAAGATGACTCCTGACGAGGCTGTGGATTACGCCATCAGCGTCAACGAGTCGATTTACCACAAGATCATCAAAACCACACGATAAACCATGACAAAACTCACATCTGCCTTTGGCGAAATCTCTAACCTCCGCACCAAGTCTTTTGAGCTTGCTGGATACAACTTTAAAGTTCGTGTTCCGCTGACAAAAGAACTTGACGCTATGCAAGAGCGCATTGAGAAGTTTGACCAAGACGAATTCCAGAAACGCTTTGACAAGATGACCTCATCTTTCCGAACTGGCACTTTTGATGGTGTTGTAGTGTCAGAAGATGATGTAGTTATTGAAGGCCGATCTACAAAAGAGCTGGTGCAAACCATCTTACAGATGGAAAACCGAATGGTTGAGTACATCAGGCTTCTTGTTCCGGTAAATGGAACGCTTGATGAAATCACTTATGAAGACATTGAAGCTGAGTGGCCCACTGCCGTTCAGTTGGAAGTCCTTGCCAAAATCTCTGAGGCGATTCAGCCCGGTTACAAGGACTCTCGAAAAAACTAATTTGGGACATTCACCTGCAAGCCAGAGCGTATGTTTACGCTCATGGTGGGTGTCCTGATGATGTTCCTGTAGACGATATGCGGAATATCGAGATTATGTTGTCGGATGGTATGTTGGGAAACAAAGCTATTTTGCTGGCTTTAAGTTCCTTGACCACAGGCAACTTAAACTCGAAAATACAGAAGACGACAAGACCGTTTACGATGAAAGATGTTCTTCCATCAACGCACGAATACATTGTCCCGCCGCTGACAAAGGAACAACAGCAAGAGCAAGCCAGCAAGCAATTGATGGCATTCTTGACTACTAGACCGGGTTCGGAGGCTTACCTGAAAGAGTAGCATGGCTTATGTTCCCGAAAGCAAATTTGTCAAGCTAGAAGGATTTGCTGAGTTTGAGCAGCAACTAAAGCAAATGGCTGAAGGCTTTAGAGGGGACTTGGTTGCAAGAAACACACTTGTCCCTGCTGCTAAAACTGCAATGCAATCAGTTTTAAATTCGGCAACAACTCGCGCTCCTGTTGGCGACAAAGCTAGAGATAGCAAAAACCCAATTCACATGAGAGACACTATTCGCTTAGATGCTCGTATTCCAAGTGAGAAAGATAAGAGAAGTGAGTATGTAAACGAGACTGACGGTGCAATTGCCGTAGTGTCTGTAAAGAAAAGTGCTGTGTCTTTGGCTAATGAATTTGGTACTTCTAAAAGAGGTGCAAAACCATTTTTGCGTCCTGCGCTGCAAGAAAACATCAATAACGTGTTGACTGAACTAAAATCTGCCTTGGGTGTTGGTATAGCTAATTACGCCAAGAAACTGGAACGCCGGAGAAAATAATGGCCTCACAAAACATTGCTCGACTTGGTGTTGTCCTTGCCTTAGATACGGCTGAATTTACTGCGTCTATTGACAAAGCAATTTCAGAAAATGCAAAGCTAAAAAATGCAATTCGCAGAGATACCAACTCTGCTGCTGGTGAATTAAAAACATTGATTCATGCCACAGAAGACTATGGCAAGGCGCTTACAAAAGTAGAATTGATACAGCGTGAAGTTACCTCCGGTAAGTTCATGAATGCTACACAGGACATGAAAGATCGTTTGTTGCAGCAAGCGGCTGCTTACGACAAGATTGCCATGTCTGCTAAAGGTGCTGCTGGCGCTACGTTTAAGATGAACGAGCAACAGAAGATTAACCTGACTTATCAGACCACTGACTTTTTTACACAAATTGCTTCTGGTCAAAGCCCATTTATTGCTGCTATACAGCAGGGCGGTCAATTAAAAGACACGATGGGTGGTGTTGGCAATATGTTCAAAGCCATTGGGTCTTTGTTCACCCCGTTTAGCGTTGGCCTTGGTACTGTTGCCATTGCTGTTGGCTCTGTTAGTTACGCTCTGTACAAAGCTATTGACGACTTGGATAAATTCAAAGATGCAATGACTTTGACGGGTGGCTTTGCTGGACTTACTTACGAAAGTTTGTTAAACCTTGGCAATGTACTGTCAACTAAAACAAACGCATCTATTGGTAGCGCAAGAGACTTGATGCAGCAGTTAGCTGCAAGTGGAAAATACACATCAACATCTATTGAGGCTGTTGGTGAAGTTATTTTGCGGTTCTCCAAGATTGCTGGAGTTGATGCCGCCAAAGCTGCTGAAACACTTATCCCATTGCTTGATGGAACAGCAAGTTCTGCCAAGCAGTTAAACGACAAATATCATTTCCTGACTCTTGAGCAATACAAAAACATTGAGGCGCTTGAACGGCAAGGCAAGCTGCAAGAGTCTGCAAAGATGCAAGCCAATTTGCTTAATGAAAGTTTGCAGTCAACACAGCGTCAACTTGGTACTTTGGAAAAGGCGTGGCAAGGCGTTGCTAATTTTGCATCTCAAGCATGGGATGCAATGTTGGGTATTGGTCGTGAAGATGGAGTTGAAAGAGCAAAGCAGCTTGAAAAAAGCATTAATGACATCACACAGCAGATAGAAGACAGACGCGCCAAAGGCATGAAAACAGGCTCACAAGAAACTGCGTTAAAAGCATTTCAAGTTGAACTTAACGCCATTGTCAGCAAAGAAATGGCTGCGCTTAACGCTGCTGAAGCAAGAGCCAAAGCAGCAGAGGCAAATCAAAAAGGCATTAAAGACTATTCTAGTGCTGGAGGCGCTGCAAAAGAAAAAGAGATTAGATTAGCAATTGCAAAAGCCATTGCAAACAATGAATATTTTATTGCCATAGAAAGCGCCAACGAGAGACAAAAGATTGAATTAGAAACCGATAAGGAAATTCGAGAAAAACGCCTTGAGTTTGACAAAAAGTCTACGGAAGAAAAACGAGCATTTGGAGGATTGCTTGCTAGACAGCTAGATGCTGAAATTTATACGCTTGAATTAAAACGTGACGAAAAACTAAGAGCAATAAAAACAAAAAATATGCTTATTGGTTTTGCTGAAGAAGAACGACTAAGAAAAGAGTCTGACGATGCTTTTGTTGCTGAAGATAATCGTAGAGCTGCTGCTAGAACTGCATCACAAGCACAAACACAAGAACTTGAATTTCAACGAGAGTCGCTTGAGTTGAAATATCAAATGATTTACGCAACAGAGACAGAGCAAAAGTTGGCTCAAATTTCGCTTGACTATGCTCGTAAACGCAAAGAAGCTGAAAATGGGCCTGAGAAAGATTTTGTACTTGGTCAAATTGAGCGTCAAGAAGAAATGGCAAAGATGTTTGTCATCATGCAAGAGTCTGCAAAACGTACGCAGCAAGTATTTGACAGCGTGTTTGGCAACTTGTCTTCTGCAATTGACAACTTTGTCAAGACGGGCAAGTTAAACATGAAAGATTTGGCTCGTAGCGTTATTCAAGATTTGATTGCAATTCAATTAAAAGCTGCTGCACTAAGATTTCTTGGCGGTATGTTTGCTAGCTTTGGAAATGTTGGTGCAAACGGTGCAAGTGGTATGGGTACTGGCGTAACTGGATTTGGTTCAGCATATGCAGATGGCGGTGATCCACCAGTAGGCAAGATTAGCGTTGTTGGTGAGCGTGGGCCAGAATTGTTTGTCCCTAGAACCGCTGGCACAATTATTCCAAATCATGCACTTGGCAACATGGGCAGCACCACCAACGTGACAAACAACTACATCAATGCCATTGACACCAAATCGTTTGAAGACAGGCTGCTAGGCAGTTCTAACGCG